CCGGCAGCTTCAATAGCGGTAACGCCAGGTACGAGCTGCCGGCATTCGCCACCATGCCGCTAACCCCGACCGGCAGCGGGATTACCTACGACGCCATCGTGTTGCAGGTTGACAACCGCACCTACCCCGACCGGGTAGTTTTGCTGCCGACGCCAGAAACACTGCAAGCCGGGCAACCAAAAACTTTCCAGATACTGGCAGCGCTGGGATGAGTCTGATTGTTGACATCAATTCGGTGCCGTGGGAGATCCTGGAGCAGGTGAAGGCGCGGCTTCTGAGGAACCGGGCGAAGAAACAGAAACAACAGCCCGAGAAGGGTAAGGATCTGCGGCGGGTGATGCAGGTGGATAATGGGATACTGGCAAAGCAGCGGTGGGAGGAGCCGAGCTTTATTGGTGGGGGAGACGATACTCCGTTTATATTGATAACCAAGCAATTTCTCCCGCAAAACTTTGCTTTTAATTTATTTATAGACGACGTTTTTGTTGCTGAAATTGATTTTACCGAAACAAATATTTCAAAAAGCTATATAATATTATGGGCACAAGATGACGATGTTGTCGCCGTAGTAAAGTCTATACATGGCGACACTGCAGGCTGGATCTATTTTCCTTTTACAAACAATCAAGTATTGGTTACAGTGGACAGGGTTTATGTAATTATTATCCTAAGTCAAAACGCACCAACATATAATAGTTTGATTAAACTTAAAACAGAAGTAACTTACACAACTTGGGCGTTAGACTTACAGGGTGCTATCGAGTCCATCGCCCCAAATAACCTATCAATTCGGGGTGGTTTTGTTAGGGAATCAGCTTTGCCATTTCAGCCAAGCATTCCGCCGACAAGCGATAGTTTTGCAATTGGCAATTTTGAAAGAGTTAGCCCAAATCTATACTACGATTACAATTTTTGGTGGGTAGGTATTGGCATTTATGGAATTGGAGACACGGAAACCTGGAGCTTTATGTTCCCCGATGGCTAACCCACCCCTACCCGACTCCCTCGAAACCCTGGTCGAAACCGTCCAAACCCGGCAGCTTGCCAACCGCATGGCCGCCGCCGAACGGGAGCAGGAGCGCCGCCAGCGACCTAAGCCACAGGGCAATCGCTAAGCCGGAAAGCTCAGACGTAGTTGCTCGCGGGCGTGATGCCCCGACCAAATGAAGACACGTTGGTTTGATCTGCTGCAGAGCCCTGAGCCTGGCAGCGAGGGTGGTGGTGGAGTCGGCGGAGCAGGTGGCGCTGGCGGTGGGGGTAATGCCGCAGGAAGCACTGATCCCGCGACTGGCGGTGGCGAGGGCGAAGGCGATGGTGACGATTTGTCCCGCGTCAGGCACACCCTTGATCGTGAACGAGAAATCAACCGTGAAAACAAGCGCCGCATGGCCGCCCTAGAGGCCCAGCTACGGGAGCTGTCCAACACCAACCCTGAGGCAGTACGGGCGGCCGAGGCCAAGGCACTGGAGGAGCAGGCGCGGCGGGAGTTGATCGAGCAGCAGGCCAGGATCGCACAAGAGCAGATGGAGGCTAAGTACAGCGCCCAGCTTCAGCAGTCAAACAAAGAGCTCATCGCCGAACGTGAGGCACGCGAGCGGCAGCTTGTGAAGCAGCAAGCCGAGAAGGCTTTCCTCAATGCCAAGGGACGGGTGGAGATCAGCCCCCTCGATGGATCCACACCTTTTGATAGTGTCTGGGGTCGGTTCGGCACTAACTTCCGCATCGAAGACGGCGCCCTGGTGGTCGTTGACGCCAAGGGCAATCCTGAAATCGACTCCGTAACCGGCCTGCGGTACGAACCGACCAAATGGCTAAAGCGGCTGCAGACGGATCCGTACTGGGGCCTTCACTTTGAGCCCGCCATGGGTAGCGGAGGCGGGGCACGCTCCGGACGTGATGGCCACATGAGCAGCAGCGGAGTAGATCTGCTCACGGTGCCTGCTGGTCAGGCAATTTCCACAGCGTTCAACTAAGCGGCTTAGGCGGTCGGGAAACATCCGGCAACAGGGATCTGCTGATGGCGTGATGCCTAAGCCGATCCCAAATCAAGCAGCTCGGCGTGATGCCTTGCGGTGAACCTTTCGGCGTGATGCCACCCCCCCTCCTGACCTTCACCTGAATTTTCCCGATGGGACTCACTATTCTGGAGGCCGCCAAAACTGATGAAAATCAGAAGCGGGTGGCCGTTATTCGCGGTCTTGCTGAAAGCGAGATGATCAGTCTGGTGCCCTTTACCAATGTGATGGGCGGCCTGGACTACGGCACCGAAGACGAACTGCCTGGCGTCGGTTTTCGTGCCCTAAACGAAACCTATGACCCCAGTTATGGTGTCATCAATCCTCAGTACGAGCGACTGTCCTACTTCGGTGGAGACATCGACGTGGATATTCAAATTATCAAAAACAAGGGCCGACAGGCCAGGGCTGATCAGATCACGATGAAAGTGCGCTCAATGCGCCTTACGTTTGAAGATTACATGATCAACGGCGATGTTGCGGTTGACCCTCGCTCGTTTGACGGCCTTAGAAAGCGGCTCCCGACCGACTGCTCTCAGGCCATCAATATCAACGGCGCCCTTCCGCTCACTGGTCTTGACGAGCTGATTGACGCGGTTGATGGGGACAACAAGGTCCTGCACATGAACAAAACGATGCGGCGGCGCCTTACTGCTGCCAGTCGTAATTCCGCCATCGGCGGATTCATGACCTATGAGCAGGATGCCTTTGGCCGTCGGGTCACCTACTACAACGATGCTCGCATTGTGGTGACCGACACCAACGCCCAGAACGTACAGATCCAAGGCTTCACCGAAGCTTCCAGCAGCACCAGTATCTACTGCGTGTCCTATGGCGACATGGAAGTTACCGGCATCCAAGGCCCTGATTCCGCTGGTGGCTACGGGATTGACGTCAAGGAGTTCGGGGAAGTCTCCGATGCTCCTGTTGATCGCACGCGAATCGACTGGTCAATCGGCCTGGCGATCATGAACGGGCGCAGTGCTGCTCGCGCCTACGGGATCACCAATGCACCGGTGACAGCCTGATCATCACCTTTTTATCCATTCTCTGATTTCTTGAGGTACTGATTCATGGCACGCGCAACTGGACTGGCCCCCCGAAGGGGCTATCAACTGGACGCAATGACCGTCATGGTCGGCGAGGTCAAAGCCGGCGCCCGTGGCCGTCCTCCTGAAACTCGCACCGGGGCCGCTCGGTTGCTCACTACCAACCTCGCAGCTCAGAACGACTGGAAGCTGGTGGCCTATGGCCAGTCCAGTAACTCCGCTGGCGGCTACATCCTGCAGGCGGCCCACGTTGCTGAGGGTGCTGCCCTTGGCTCCGCTTCCGCCTACGCCAACATCGGCGTGATTGCGATTGGAACTGGGCAATCCAACCCCAACGAGGTGGTTGTTGGCGGCAAACAGATCCGCGATGCCGTCCGGGCCGCTGGATCGGTGTCGGGTGACGTGCGGGTGGCTGCGGTCCGGGTGCGACCTGGCACCGGCAACCTGGCCATCAGTAACGTGGCGCTTACTTCCAACGTGGTCACCATCACGTTGTCGGCTGCTCACACCATGCTGGTGGGTGAGGTTGTGACGGTGGGTTGCTCCAACCCGCTGGTGAATGGCACCTTTGCAATCACGGAAGTGACCTCGAACACCTTCAAATACCCCAGCGTTCAGAGCAACATCACCAGCGCCTCGGCGACTGGCACCGTGACCAATGGCGCCGCCGTACCGGTGGGTACCAACACGGTGGCACTGGTTCCTAGCGACTGACCTGCTAGGCGATTGACGATCACCCAGGGCCCTTCGGGGCCCTTTCTACTAGGAGCCCCATGAATTTCCCGATCGGCTACGGCCACGAAGTCAGGCCACAACAAGCAGCGGTTGAACCTGAGAGCCAGGGACCTGCCGCGGATCCCCCTGCAAAGCCCACCCAGACCGCCCATGACCGGAAACGGGCGCGGGTGACGGGCGGCAGGTTTGCGGCGGATGACCCGGCGACGCCAGTAGACGAGGCGTGGGCGGAAAGCTAGAGCAGGACCTGCGGCCTACCGCTACACCCAGGAATCTTGCATGGCTTTTCAGTTTTCTACACTAGCCCGCAACGCGGCGCTAGACGCCATCGAAGCAACAGCAGGGACGGCGCCGACGCTGACAATTCGCACAGGATCCGTCCCCGCCAACTGCGCAGCGGCTCGGACTGGCACCGTGCTGGCGACGCTGGTACTGCCGTCCAACTGGATGGCGGATGCGTCTGGCGGCACCAAGACCATCGCAGGCACATGGCAAGACCTGACGGCTGATGCCACGGGCACGGCTGCTCACTTCAGTATCGACCAAGGCGCAACCTGTCACATGCAAGGCACGGTGACGGCCACGGGCGGCGGCGGTGACATGACCCTCGATAACGTGTCGATTGCGACGGGCCAGCAGGTGAACGTAACGGCGTTTACCCTGACCGCTGGTGGCGCTTGATGGCGATAGACCTCGCATTGAGGGCACATATTTATGATCCTGCTTAATTCCACATCCGACAAGCTCCGACTGGTCACCGGGCAGGCGGGCAATGTTCGCGTCCATGCGGCTTTTGCTGATCTGGCAAGCGGGGCGGTGACGGTGGGGCGGCTGAATACCGCTATTTCTACCGCGACGACGACTGACGTTGTGGCAAGCCCCGGCGCTTCGACTTCTCGCGCCGTGCAGTTTGTAAGCATCTGGAACAATAGCGCTACGGATGCAAATAACATCACCATTCAACACACCGATGGAACAACCACATCGGACCTGTATTCGATCTCGCTACCTGCAAAGTCTGGAATCGTCTATGTCGAGGATGAAGGCTGGACTGTAACCGGCAACTCGCGGCCAACAAATATCCAGGTATTTTCAGCCAACGGGACGTGGAATAAACCGACCAGCTTCAACCCTGCAGTCGCCATAGCTCGCGTCTGGGGTGCAGGTGGTGGTGGCGGCGGAGGGTCGTCGCTTGCCACGGCGACAACGACCAAAGGTGGCGGAGGTGGCGGAGGTGGCTGTTTTGTTGAACGGATTTTTCGAGCAAGTGACCTTGCTAGCAGTGTGAGCGTCACGATCGGGGCGGGCGGCGCGTCCGGAGCGGGCGCAGCGGCGGGCGGTTCGGGAGGTGATGGTGGCGCGGGTGGTAACACAACGTTCGGCGCATTGCTGACCGGGTACGGCGGCGGCGGTGGCAGAGGCGGGCAAAACTCGGCGCTTGCAACAGGCGGCGGCGGCGGGGGGGGTGGTCATTCTGCGGGAACATCGGCGAGCGGCACCAATCCGGGAACAGGAGGGCAGCCATCGACCGCCGGTCCAGGGTTTGATATTCAGGGCATCAACGGTGTTGCTGGCACGGGGGCCAACTACTACGGGCATTTCGGTGGTGGCGCAGGTGGCGGGTCCACCAATGCCGCTACCCCTAGCGCAAATTCTGGTGGTGGGTCGCTATATGGCGGTGGTGGCGGTGGTTCTGGTGGTTCCACCAGTAGCGTCCCTGCCGTAACCCTTGCAACGACTGGCGGTGGGCCTGGTTCGGTTGTTGGTGGCGGCGGCGCGGCTGGCACATCAGGCTCGGCGCCTACAGCGGGGGAAGCGGGATCGCCAGGCAACGGGATTGTCGGTGGCGCGGGCGGCGGCGGGGGCGGTTCTACCGTGCAGGCGTCCACAAACGGGGCGGCGGGGGGCGCGGGAGGCCTTGGTGGTGGTGGCGGTGGTGGCGGTGGTCGTGGCAGCAATCCAGGTCTGGGTGGTGCGGGTGGTGTCGGTGGCGACGGCTACTGCGTTGTGATCTCGTGGTGAAGACATGATCTGCCTATCATCCACCTCCGATAAATTGCAGGTCGTCACGTCTAGCGCAAACGCGGTGCATGTTCACGCAACTTTTGTAGACATGTCTGGATCGGCTGTCACGCCGGGGCGGACAGATGCGAACATTGCGGCGGCGACCGTGACGGATGTTGTTGGTCAACCGAGTGCATCAACCACTCGCAAGGTCAAGTTTTTAACTGTGTTCAACGATCACGCGACGGAGACGCAGGACATCACTATTCGCCACACCGATGGCACGACCGAAAGTGATCTGTGGGCTGGTTCTGTAGCTGCGCAGACCAGCGTGATGTTTAACGAAAAGTGCGGATGGAAAGTATCAGATCCGTTCCCGTCAGCCAACATTCAGACTTTTGAGGAGCCAGGCGGAGTGTGGGCCAAGCCCACTAGTCGGCGCACTGGCCTGACCCTGATCCGGTTATGGGGTGCAGGTGGTGGTGGTGGTGGTGGCGCGTCGCTTGCCACGGCCGTTGTCGCAAAGGGTGGCTCGGGCGGTGGTGGCGGTGGTTGCATCAGCCAAATCTTTCAGACAGACGAGCTACCAGACACTTTGCGTGTAGTAATTGGCTTGGGCGGGATTGGCGGCGCAGGTGGGACCGCAGGTGCGGCGGGTGGGTCGCCAACCGGCGGTGGTTCATCGTTTGTACGGTCGCCCACAATGGTTTACATGACCGCGCCTGGAGGTGCGGCCGGCCAAGCTGGGCAGAACGCTGGTGGCAACGTTACCCAAGGTGGTAGCGGTGCTGGTATCCACGGCACCGTCGGAGCGCAAAGCTCCGCAGCAGCATCAGTGCAGCCAGTGAGCGGAAGCGCTAACGCGGCGTTTGGGCCAGCATGGGAGGCCGGCTGTGGTGGTGGAGGGTCAAGTAACTCATCAACCGTGCCCGTAATCAATGCAGGCGGAAATTCGCGGTTTGGTGGCGCGGGCGGCGGGTCAGGTGGCTGTCACAGCAACGTCCCTGCGACGGTGGACGCAACAGCGGGCGGCGGCACTGGTAACAGTGTTGGCGCTACCGCTACTGGTCTTGGCGGTGCTGCTGGCACAAGCGGCCCGTCACCCACGGCAGGTGTAGACGGTGCTGACACTGACGGCTTCGCAGGTGGCGCGGGCGGCGGCGGGGGGGGCACAACTGTAACTGCATCCACGGCGGGCGGTAATGGCGGCAGGGGCGGCAAGGGTGGGGGTGGTGGTGGGGGTGGTGGCGTCGGAATGAACCCCGGCGTCGGTGGTAATGGCGGCAACGGTGGCAACGGGTTTGGATGGATTGCAACATGGTGAACACAAACATGAACACAAACATGAACATGAACACGAACACGAACACGAACAAATTTGCGTTGGTGCGTGCCTCCGACGGTTGGGTCTGGAATGTCTGCCGATGGGATGGCGAAACGCCGTGGAACCACCTACCGGACGGCATCGTTGCAATCGAGTGCCCCGATCGTGTTGGGCCGGGATGGTTGCATATCGAAGATGAGTGGCTGCCGCCGGTCCCGCCCGAGCAAGAACCTTTGCCTGATCCGCCAGTAGAGGGGTAATTCATGGCCCGGATAGGCGCATTTGCTGCAACCCTTGAACCGAGGGCATGGTTCGACAGCAAGGCGCTGCCGGAGGGCTGGTTTGCCGATGAGCTAATTCCCGCGCCAACTGGTGGTGGGGTCACCGGCGCGGCAAGCGGCACGATCAGTTTTGCGGGGGCCGCAACCGGCGCTGTCGCGATTTCTGGGCTCGCCAGCGGCGTCCTGGACCTGACGGGATCCGCAGCCGGCACCGTCACGACCTCCGGCGCAGCCAGCGGCACGCTGCCACTCACGGGATTTGCTACGGCAGCCGCCCCGATCAGCGGGATTGCCAATGGCACGCTGCAGCTAACGGGTAACGCATCTGGCGTCATTGGCAACGCCCCTACCACTGCTACCGCCTCCGGCACGCTGCCACTTGGTGGGTCGGCAACTGGTCAGGTAGCTGTATCCGGCTCTGCCACCGGCACGCTACCCCTTGAAGGAAGCGTCACTGGAGTCGTCACTGTATCTGCCGTGAGCAGTGGCACGCTGCCGCTATCCGGCGCCGCTACTGGCGTCATCGGCAACGTGCCGATTACCGGCACGGCTTCTGGGACGCTGGACCTGGGCGGGACGGCTACGGGCGAGGTCAACATCAATGGCGCGGCCAACGGCACTTTGCCGCTCACTGGTGAAGCGACCGCTTTCACCCGCGTGTCGGGTGTTGCGGCTGGCACCTTACCGCTAGTCGGCGCGGCAACGGCAGCAGCCCAGATCATTGCGTTCGCCAGTGGCACCCTGCCCCTCTCAGGGATAGGAACCGGCACGGTAGGTACGACAGTTATATCCGGCGCGGCAACGGGAGACCTGCCTCTTGGCGGGTCAGCAACAGGCGCAGTCCGCGTTATCGGCTTGGCGGCCGGCGTCTTTGTGGTCACCGGCACGGCAACGGCAATCGGGCCGATTCAATTTGCCGCCCGCTATGCATTCCCTGGCGATCCAGCAAATGGCGGAAAACTAGCCGTATCACGCCGTGGCGGGCGGCTCGTAAGATGAGGTTTTAATGGAAACGTTTTACATCAAGCGTGGTGATACGTCGCCAGCGATACGCTACGCATTGAGCCCGACGACAGTGGATCTGACCGGGGCAACCGTGCGGTTTCAGATGCGGGCGCGGCGATCACGTGGCGGGGCTACCGTGATTGATGCTGCGGCGGTGGTGGTGACTGCAACGGGCACGCCAACGGTGGAATATCAGTGGCAGACAGACGAAACCGCCAATGCCGGCACTTTTGAAGCTGAGTTCCGAGTGACCTATGGCAATAGCAGGGTTGAGACGTTCCCGAATGATGAGTTCATCTCGGTCAAGGTTTCAGAGGATGTCCCGCCAGCCAGTTAGCCCCTAATGGCAACGCTTTGACGACTGGAAAGCTGAGCCAGAGCGTAAACCCTTGTAACGCATGGCTGGGATCATCGACGGATGGCACTAATACCTGACGATCTTCTTTCGATGACGCTGTGGCACCTGGCGTTATTTCTGCCTGCCTGGTGGGTGCTGACACTGGCGCCAGCCGTGCGGCGCTGGATGCGGGGGAGGCTGAATCGTGAGTGAGGATTTCAATCAAGTTCCACAAGTTCCGCTTAGTGACCTGAGAGGCTTGTTCGACATGCTCAATAGGGCATGTGGCGAATTGTCCGGCGTTAAAGATGAACTCAAAGAAGTTACCTCCATACAAGGAGACCTAAAACTCTTGTGCTCAGGATTAAACCGGATGGAGACAGCAATATCAGATATTCAAAAAGACCACAAAGCAGCAGTTAAAGACATGAACGCGCATGATAGAGACATCATAAAACTCTCAGGCGCTGTCGACACATTAATTAAAGATGCAGGGCAATTAGAGAAATCTGTTGAAAAATTGCAAAACGACATGAACGGCATCGTTGTCAAAATTGCCTTATTTGCAGGCGGTGTAAGCGTGGTGATCTGGCTGGTATCGCAGGGCATCGCGGTGTATGACAAGCTGCCCCATGGCTCAGGCAAGGTGGGATCTTTTGTGCCCCCAGCGCTGAGGGGGGTCAATGGATGACCCGCTACGTAAGCTGGTGTCTTGGGTTTGCCGGTTTTTGCCTACTGGCCGCCGCAGGAGTTGGCGTTCTTGATTGGTGGAATTGCACGAAACATGCTGGCGGCAGGGCCTGCGCCGAAAGTCGAACCGTTGCAATCGTTGCCCTTACCGGCGCGGCAACAACAGCTCTAGGCATTGCAGTGCCAAACCGCACTCACAATCCGTGACGACCCTAGGCAGGCTGCGCCTGAAAAGCCTCCAGCAGCTCTTCCTGCCACGGCACTAGGTCATCTGGCAGCGTGTCACCTCTGGCCATAATCACCGGCTCAGAGTTGACGATCTCGGCCCTGGTGGTGCTGATTATCCTGACCGTCACCCCAACAACCCCTCGCTGAATACAGGAGGCGTTGAGCATCGTGCCGCCGGGTAGGAGATCAAAGGCCCTGCCCATAATGCCAAGACCACGCTTGCCTGGCACAGCAAATACCCGCTGAATGCTCCAGGAGAAAGCGGCGGTCGGCACGGTGTCTCTGGCGTTGCTTGAGTTTGCCGGGAAACCTAGGACAGCAGGTAAACCAAGATGGCCCCAACCCCAACAATCAGGCTGGACGCGGCGGCGCTGGCCACCACCAACCCCATCCTTCCCCATCAGCAAGCGGCCTGGAACTGGCTGCAGGAGCAACTGACAGGGCCTGAGGTGGCGGAGTTTGCGGAGCTGTTCAGGGCGGATCCCGCCCTAAAAGAAGCGTTCAGTTAGACCCCTGGGTCTGGCACCGGCGAGGGCCCTGCGGTGGGCTCCGCAACGCCCGTAGCCGCCAGGGTGATGCCGATCTCCCTGCATAGGGCCCGCAGCTTCTGCCAGGCAGCTGCACCAGACGGGGCCTCGACGCAATGAGGACCGGCCCAGATGCGGTAAATCGGTGAACCGTCAGGGCCCGGTACTACTTCCTGAACTGGGACAACGGGTGATAGCACCGGCCTGCTGCTGTGTTCTGCAGGTTTCCAGTGCGGTGCGGATAATGTTGCGGCAGGCCGTTGTCACGTCGGCCACGGGCCGTTCTGCATTGACGCGGACCCAATCCCGTTGCATGGCCAGCTCCAGGAACCCATCTTCCACGCGGGCCAGAAACTCTGCCCCCTCCCCCTCGATGCGGTCGGCCAGTCGGTTGCCACGCCGGCGGCGGGACTCGGCGAGGGGCACATCAAGCCAGAGGGTCAGGCCAGGCTTCAGATCGCCGGTTGCGATGGACTCCAGGGCGTAGATCGCCTCGAGGTCCAGCCCCCTGCCATACCCCTGATAGGCGGCACTGGACCCGGTGAAGCGGTCGCACAGAACCCAGTGGCCGGCATCAAGCGCCGGGCGGATCACCTCGGCAACGTGCTGGGCGCGGTCGGCTGCGTAGAGAAGCAGCTCGGTTATGGGCTCAGGTTGCACGGCATCGGGAGGGTGCAGCAGCAGCTCTCGCAATGCCTGGCCCAGGGCCGTGCCGCCAGGTTCACGGGTCGCCACCAATTGAGCGCCTGGGGGCATTAGGCCGCTGTGGGGCAGCCATTCGCGCAGGGCCTGAAGCTGGGTGGTTTTGCCGCAGCCGTCGATGCCCTCCAAAACAATGAAAACGCCTTTGGTCATGGCGCCTCCTCCGCGTCGGCTTGCTCCCACTTCGCCAAGTACTCCGGCAGCGGCGGCAGCGGGCCGGTCATGCCGGATTGAGTCCACGCATTCACGTCAGGCAGGACACCACGAAAAGCGCCCCAGCGTTCCACCCTTTGCAGCGCTTCCCTGGCTGTTGCCAGTTTTGTCAGTTGCTCGGATTGCAGGACGATGAGCCTGCGCGTCTCCAGGTTGATCTGCGCCCCGAGAACGGCTTGTTCTTTCAAGCGTTGATTCTCCACCTCAAGCCGGCGGATCGTCCGCCAGGGGTTGAACAGGTTGGCGAGGGTGTGAAGGGTTGGGGTCATGGTGTTGGGTGTTGGGTTATTCATCGGTCCACAGATCAGCCAGCACAATCCCGGCATCCTGCGGCACGTCCTCCGGCGACCACCAGGCGGCGCCAACCGGGGCCCGTCCATCCATGGTGGGACGGCGGCGCAGGGCCCAGGCGGTGAATTCAGGGCCAATGCTGCCAGGGTCGGTCTGCCCCGCCAGGGCCCGTGCCTTGCCTCTGGTCAGGGCGAACACGTAGCCGACGTAATCTTCCCCATCCCGGGGGCGGGCCTGGAAGCAGAGGGCCGGGGTCATGGTTTCCTGTATTCAGAAAGTGATCTAGTCAGTTCCATGGATGCGCGGCGTACCGCACCGGATGGGGCGCTACCTGTCATGTCACAACCGCCTGCTTCCCAGTACGCAAGCAGCAATTCGCTGCGGTCCATAAACTCTCTGGCCGCTTTCATTGCGGCCCTGAGTTTTTGTTCTCTGGTGCTCACGCCTCCCCCTCCCCAGCCTGGGACGCTGACCCGACACCAAACACCGCCATGGTCTGAGAATCCCACGGCCCAAGCGCTGCCTTTTTGAGCACAGCCACAACCGTGCCGACGCCGTCCTGAAACGCTTCCCCAAGGGGGCCGCTATGGCCGCCTGAGTAATCGTGGCAGCCCTGGGCCAGGCGGATGGCGTCCAGGAATGTGGGGTGGGGTGGCTGGACTTCCCCAGCTTGGGGCGCTGGCAGTGGAATGGCGTCAGAGTTGAACACTTCAACCCGCCGCAATTCCAACTTGCAGGGTTCGTCCTGTTGGTACTCGCTCAGGTAGTGCCTCCCTTCGCGGGCGGCTTCTTCCAGTGTTGAGGCGTCGCCGCTGGCTACGGTCTGATCGTGCTCGTCAAGCACCTCAAACTCAAAGCGGACGATCAAGGCCGGTGACACCGGCACCCCCCGCAGGGCGGCCAGCTCGGCATCCTGCTGCTGGATCAGGGTGGCGGCGTTGTCTAGGTTTTGTGATGCCAGATTGGTTCCGCATGTATTGAGGTATGCCTCGGCTTCCTCCTTCAGCCACGCCACCAACTGCCCAACCTCCCCCGGCTCCGGCGCTGGCGGGGTGGCGGGGCGCCCCCAGTGCTCCAGCGCCTCGCCGATCAGTGCTGTTAGCTGGCTGTGGGTCACAGCCGGCCAATCGTCGGGCCAACCGGGGCGGCTTTTGATCCAGCGATCAATGGCATCATCGCCGTCGTCCGGCTCCGGCTCAGCTTTCAGGGCGGTTCGGGCGCATCGGTCAGCGCCAATAGCGCGGGCCTGCGCCCATGCCAGTTGTTCGGATGTGTCCAGTGAATCCCACTGGTTGAACTCGTCGGCTCGGGCGTTCCATTGCTGCCGGAGGTCATCCTCCGAGAAGGGGCCCAGGGGAACGCCGTCGGCATCCGGCTCAACCTCCAAGGCATCACGCAGCTCCTGAACCAACTCCAACGACAGGTACACGGCGGTGCCGCGATTCGCTGCCTGCTGGAACTCATCCAGGGCGGCGCGGATGGTAGGGGTGGTCATGGTTGTTGAATCCTTTGGAATTGAATTACCCACAGCCATGGGTTGGCATCCCATGATCCAGGGCCGTGGATGGACTCCCATAGCTTGCGGTAAAGAACGCCGCCCCAGTTGTCGTTTAGCCTCTCAAACGCGGTTGGGGTCACTCCCTCCGCCCGTGCATCCGCTTCGCTTATGTCCTGCAACCGCTCCACCTTGATGGCGATGATCTCTAGCGCGATGCGGCTTGCCCAGCGGGGCATAAAGATTGAGGGGCGCCCTTTGCCAAAAATGTAGCCGGATGATCCGTCTGCGGCGTATTCAACCTTAGCGCTGCTTGGAATATCTTTTGGGGACAAGCTATCGTGTGCGCTGCTAACACTCCACGTCTCCCGAACCCATAACCTATCTGCAGGCCTGTTAAACGGAACAAAAGCAGGTTTGCCGTATGGGCACTTGATATTGATTATGGTGCCTGTACCATCGGAAAATCCTGCTACAAAATTATTGGGGTTTTCTGAAGAATGATTGCATTCAGGTAAAAAGTACCAACCCTTGCTGCGGTGTTGCCAGGGTTGCATAGGGGGCAATTTAAGGATGCGTCGCGTCTGCGTTTTGCTGCCAGCCAAAATTGCGCGGACCATGGCGCCCGTAAACAGGATTGGCCGCTCTTTTGTGGGAGTGCTCATGGCTGCCGCACCTCATCAATCAACGCCAACACGGCGCAGGCACCAAAGAGGACCATCGAGAGAATCAGGGCCAGACCAGGTGGGCTGCTTGCTGTGGCAGCCAACACCACAAGAACGCTGGCCACTAGCCCAAATCGAATCAATGGGCGGTAGCGGGAGCCAGCCACGCGAGCCACCGGCTTGGGGTTGCCTGGCGTGATCCTGATGCGGTAGTCGGGGCCACGCCAGCGACGGGGGCCGGGGAAGACGGGGCCGCTCATGCCGCCACCCCCAGGCCCCGTGTACGGGCGAAATGGATCGTCCAGTCAACGACACCAGCGCCGGGGTTGACCCGCTGCCAGGCGTCATATTCGGCCTGAAGGACGACGGTGCTGAGCTGATCAGCGGTGGGCTGGTCGTCAGGGGCCAGCAGGCGGTCCTCCAGGGCTGCTAAGCGGTTCAGGATGCTGTCTTGTACCGCGTAGGTGATGGGCCGCTCTGAAAGCCCCCGCTCAAGCTGCGCGATGCGGTCTTCAATGGTTGCTGCCATCGTGTTTCGGTGCGGTGGTGGTCGGCTGCTGCCGTCCCTTGATCGTAAGCCATGATGGCGGCTTTTGGAAAGCGGTGTTACAGATGCGCAACGTCAGCCCCCAGCAAACTCAGCCACCACCCGATCAGGCGCCGCCGGCTTGAGTTCACCGCCACGGGCAAGGGCGATCAACTCATCTGCCCATGCGGGGTTGCGGACAGCCCAGGCAACGGCAATGGTCGCACCATCAATCTCCATGGTCCAGAAACCCTGAAGGGCCTTTTCAAACCACCATCGGCCGGCCTTGAGTTGCGCCGGGGTCCAGACGCAATCGTCGATCACCTGCGCACGCAACCTGGCAACGGTCTGGGCAATGCGCTCAACGTGGGCCCGACGCTCCGCTGCGGTCATCTGCCACGGCTGCCGCTG